TGAGATAGTTCTTTACCAAGCATAATTAATAGAGTTAATAATCCAAGTAAATAGGAGGTGTAATAGCCTCCTAATACTTACAAAATAAAATAAAATAATATGAGTTGTAATATAACTTCAGGTAGAATAGTACCATGTAGAAATAAAGCAGGAGGTCTAAAAACAGTTTACTTTGCAGACTTTGGAACATTAGGAACAATTACTGAATCAGCAGGATTAATAACTGCATTTAGTGGTACACCTAGTTTCTTTGAGTATGATTTAAGAGGAACATCAAACTTAGATACTACTGTAACAAGTTCTACTGAAAATGGTACTACTTTTTATACAGAAACCTTAACTTTACAATTACAGTATTATGATAGAGCAACAAGTGAAGAAATTAAGTTGTTAGCAGTTGGCAGACCACATATAGTAGTTGTTGATAATGATGATAATTACTTATTAGTTGGACAGGTGAATGGAGCTACTTTGAATACTGGAAATTTTACAGTTGGAGCAGCAATGGGAGACTTTAATGGATTCAATCTGACATTTGAAGGTCTTGAAAAAGCACCTCCATCATTTGTTACACCAACTGTAGTAACTGCATTAGCAAGTACTACACAAATCAGTACTTTTCCTACATCATAATAGTTAAGTGTTTTTTTCTAATTAAGGGAGATCTTTTAGGTCTCCTTTTTTTTTATAAAAAAATCTTACACTTTATAAAAAATTAAATAAATATCATTATATAGGTATGGTAATTCTAAGTACAGCAACATCAGCTCAGACTTTTCAGTTTATTCCTAGAAAATTTGTAATCTCAGGAAGTTTAGTTATAAGGGATGAAGAAACTAATCTAACTCAAACAAAGGAAGTAGGAATAGGTAAGCTAGGAGATTTTGGTGATATAAGTGTTGCATTAGTTTTAGAAGAAGGTAAGTTTTATGAATTAGAATTGTTTTCATTAGGATCTAACTGGAACAAAGTTACTGAGCTTTGGAATGACATTACTATTAATTGGAATGAAGCTCTTACACCTATTGGTGCAACATGGGCAACAGCACAAGAAGAATGGAACTTAGCAAATAGTAAATGGGAATCTGTAAGAGAAGAAGTTAAACAGATAATATATAAAGATAGAATTTTTTGCACAGATCAGACTATTTCACAAAGGGCATCAGAATATTATGATCCAATTAAAGGATTATATGATGCAAGTACATCAGGTGATAACACTTATAAAGTATATAATGGATAATTATGAGCAGACAACATAGGAAAGAAAAATTTAAAGGAGATATTAGAGTATTAAAGTTAGCAACTTATACCTCACCTAAAATCATAGAAGATCCAAGAAAGGATTTTGTAATGTATGGAGAGGATAACAATTACTATCAATACCTAATAGACACCTTTATGGGTTCACCAACTAATCATGCCTGTATTAATGGAATATCAGAAATGATATATGGCAGAGGATTAGATGCATTAAATAGCCAAGCAAAACCTGATCAGTATGCTAAGATGATTAGCTTAATGAATAAGGATGTAATCAAGAAAGTTATTTATGATTACTACTTAATGGGTGGTGCAGCAATACAAATTATCTATGGTAAGGGAAGAAAGCAGATAGTACAGATTGAACATATGCCAGTAGAAACTTTAAGGGCTGAAATAAGCTCTGATAAAGGTAAAATAGAAGGATACTACTATTCACCTGATTGGAGCAAGTACAAGTCATCTGATGAGCTTAAGAGAATACCTGCATTTGGTACATCTAAAGAGAATATAGAGATATTATTTATTAAACCTTACAAAGCAGGTTACTATTACTATAGTCCTCCTGCATATACTGGTGGATTACAATATGCAGAGCTAGAAGCTGAGGTATCTAACTTCCACATGAACAATATTAAGAATGGTTTATCACCTTCTATGATTATAAACATGAATAATGGTATTCCAAATGAAGAAGAAAGATCAATCATTGAAAGAAGAATAGCTGAAAAGTTTACTGGATCAACTAATGCAGGAAGATTTATACTATCATTTAATGACAATACAGAATCTCAAGCAACTATAGAACCAATACAGTTGTCTGATGCACACAATCAATATCAATTTTTAAGTACTGAATCACAAGAAAAGATATTAGTATCTCACAGAGTTGTTTCTCCTATGCTTTTAGGTATTAAAAACAATACTGGTTTGGGTAATAATGCTGATGAAATGGAGAAAGCATCTGTACTTATGGACAATATGGTAATAAGACCATACCAAAACCTTATGATTGATGCCTTTGATAAGATATTAGAATTCAATGATATATCATTAAAGCTATATTTCAAAACATTACAACCTTTAGAGTTTACAGATTTAACAAATGTTACAGATCAGGAAACAAGAGAAGAAGAAACTGGACAGAAATTAAGTTTAAAAAAGCAAATGAAGGTACACAGACCTTATGATCATCTAACAAAAGATGTGGCAAAGCTGTTAATTGACATGGGAGAAGATGAAGATCTTGATACATGGGAGGTAATATCTGAAGATTCAGTTAATTATGAAAAGGATGATAAGCAAAATGAGATGTTACAACTTACTGTCAGTACTGGATCAGCAAAACCTGCTAGTAAAAGTGAGCAAGATAAAGGATTATTTAAAGTAAGATATAGATATGCAGGAGTAAAACAAGCAAACACTAGACCATTTTGTTTAGAAATGTTAAAAGCTAAAAAGATATATAGAAAAGAAGATATAATAGCTATGGATAATCAAGTAGTTAATGCAGGATGGGGACCAAGAGGTGCTGATACTTATTCAATTTGGCTTTACAAAGGTGGTGGAAACTGTCATCATGCATGGAATAGAGTGGTGTACTTTAGAAAAAGAAATGATCAAGGGGAGTTTTTACCTAATAAAGGTCTAACTAATGATAAAAGAATAACAGAGGCTGAAGCTAGTACTATAGCAGGTGGATTTACACCTGAGAAAAATGCTAAAAAAGTAGCTGAAAAACCTAAAGACATGAATTACAATGGATTTTTAAAACCTAGATAACAATGGCAGCAACAGTATTATTTATAAATAGGAATGATTTAGTACAAAATACTATAATAGATGGTAATGTACAAGCTGATAAGCTAATGCATTTCATCTCTATAGCACAAGAGATACATGTTCAGCATTATTTAGGTACAGATTTATATGATAAAATAGCATCTTTAATAAGTGCAAAGACTATTGCAGGTACTGTTTATGAAACATTACTAATAGATTATGTTCAGCCTATGCTTATTCATTATGCAATGGTTGATTTCTTACCTTTTGGGGCTTATCAAATAAAGAATGGAGGGATATTTAAACATGTTTCAGAAAATGCAGAAACAGTTAGTAAGAATGAGATAGATTTCCTAGTTGAAAAGGAAAGAACAATGGCAGAGTATTACACTAGGAGGTTTATTTCCTATATGGATTTTAATCAAACTTCATATCCTGAATATACATCTAACACAAATGATGATATATATCCTGATAGAGATGAACCAACTTTTCAAGGATGGGTTTTATAGTATGATAAGAATGAAAATATATAAACCTAAGCAAAAGAACATTATAAAGTTAATGAGATATATAAATAAAAAATTTAAAATAACACAAAATGGCAAGTAGTTTAACAGGAATATCAATAGCATCCAGTTATGATTCACTTATTAAGGTAGGAGATAATGATGGATTGACCTCTCAGTTAAAAGTTCTATCTGATGGATTAGGAACAGAGACTGGAATCAGTATGAACAATACTGGAGATCTAACAGCAACTGGAACAATAACAGCAAACAGCTTTGTTGGAGCTTTGAGTGGAAATATAACTGGAAATACAACAGTTTCAGGAACTTTGACATTTGGATCTCTTTCAGATGGAGTAATTACTATAGCAGATTTCAAGGATGAGGATAATATGAGTTCAGATAGTGCTACAGCATTAGCTACTCAGCAATCAATTAAAGCATATGTAGATTCTCAGTTAGGAGTTCAAGATTTAGACTTTCAAGGTGATGCAGGTGGACAACAAGCTATTGATTTAAATACAGAAGTATTATCAGTAGTAGGAACAGCAAATGAAATATCTACTAATTCTACTGGTAATGCATTAACAATCTCATTAAATCCTAATATAAGTGGATTAACTTCTGTAGCAGCTACAAGTTTTACTGGTGCATTAACTGGAAATTCCAGTACAGCTACAACTTTACTAACTTCTAGAAATATTGCAGGTGTTGCATTTAATGGTAGTGCTGATATCTCATTATCTACAAGTAATATCACAGAAGGTTCTAATCTTTATTATACTCAATCTAGATTTGATTCAGCATTTTCAGCAAAATCTACAACTAACCTACCTGAGGGGACAAATTTATATTTTACAGATGCAAGAGCAGATGCAAGAGTAAACTTACAGACTGGTGCAAATTTAGATTTATCATCTAAAACTACTTCAGATCTTGCAGAGGGAAGTAACAAATATTTCACAGATGAAAGAACTGATGATAGAGTAGCTAGTTTAATAGTTGCATCTACTGGTCTTACAAGTGTATATAATGATGCTGCAGGTAGTTTAACATTAACTAACACAGCACCTGATCAAACAGTAGCCTTAACTGGTGGAACTGGCATAACTACAAGTGGAACATATCCAAATTTCACAATTACAAATGATTCTCCTGATCAAACAGTTTCAGTAACTGGTTCAAATGGTGTAGCAAATGGAGGTACTTATCCTAACTTAACTATTGCAGGTACTGATGCAACTACAAGTGCAAAAGGTGTTGCAAGTTTCTCATCTAATCACTTTGATGTTGCTAGTGGAGCTGTTAGCATAAAAGCAGATTCAATTGATGATACTTTAATTGACTTTGGAACTGGAGCAGGACAAGTAAGTTCAGATGATGTTCCTGAAGGTTCAACTAATCAGTATTTTACAAATGAAAGAGTAGATGACCAAGTTGGTAATAATTTAATTGTAGGAGGAACTGGAATTAGTGCAGTTTATGATGATACAGCAGGAACTCTAACATTAAATAATACTTCAAGTGGAATAGGATTAACAGATTTCTCAGCAGCAACATCAGGAATAGGATCATTAGTTTATGATAATTCAAATGGAGTGTTTACTTATACTGGAGCTAGTACTTCAGAAGTTCAGGGTAAAATCACTAAGTCTTATGTAGATGGTTTAGGAATTGCAGCTAGTACAGCAGCAAACTTAACTGGAACTCCTAACATAAGTGTTGGAACAATATCAGCAAGTGGAACAATTACTGGAAACTTAACTGGTAATGTTACTGGTAATGTAACTGGAAGCTCAGGATCTACAACTGGAAATTCTGCAACTGCAACAGCTCTACAAACAGCAAGAACAATATCAGGTGTTTCATTTGATGGATCAGCTAACATAACTCTAAATACTGCAGATATTACAGAAAACACAAATCTGTATTATACTGATGCTAGATTTGACACTAGGTTTGGAACTAAAGACACAGATGATTTAACACAAGGAACTACTAATCTTTATAATCAAACTCATACTGGTGATGTTACTGGAGCAACAGCATTAACTATTGCAAATGATGCAGTAACACAAGCTAAAATAGCAGATGATGCTGTAGGAGCTGACCAGTTAGCAGCAAATTCAGTAGTAACTGCCTCTATAGTAGATGCAAATGTTACAACAGCAAAAATCCTTGATGCAAACATTACAACTGCTAAAGTTTTAGATGCTAATATAACTACAGCTAAAATAGCTGATGATAATGTTACCTATTCTAAATTAGGTGTAGAGTTTACTGAAGCAGCAGCTTTAACTGGTACATCAGTAGATTGGACATCAGCACAAACATTTACAAAGACATTAAGTGCAAACACAACTTTAACATTTACTGGTGTTTCAACTGGTATGCAGATAAACTTAGTTATTAGTGGAAACTATACACTAACTTTACCTTCAAGTGTAAAAGAGTTAACCAATGCAAGTACTTATGATGGTACTGGAGAAAATTTAATAAGTATAGTTTCTACAAATGGAAACACAGAACAATTTGCAACAATTAATAAAGTAGCATAAATTATGAAAGCAGTAAAAAATAATGAAATAATAACCTTATATCAATCACTACCTAATTCATTTAGATCCTCAACTGGATTACATTATAACATAAAAGGTTGGAGTGATAGTGAAATGGAAGATAATGGTCTTTTTAATGTAATTATTGATGATTCCTATAATAGCAAAATACACAATTTAGGTGAAATCTATTGGGATTTAAAGGGTAGGGTATTTAAAAAAGATATATCTGAAAAAACATGGGTACAATCATTATCAGAGTTAAAAGAAAGAGAGATAGATAATTTTAAACATAGAGTTATAAATGAACTTTCAAAAACTGATTGGTACATTATAAGAAAAGCAGATAATGGATCAGAAATACCACAAAAAATAAATGATGCAAGGAAATCATTAAGAAGTATAGCAAATGAAGTAGAATCAGAAATCAATGCATTAACTACTAAAGCAGAGGTTATTACATTTGATTTCCCAAACATTTAAAAATGGGTATAAATAAAAGACTGATAGGTGCAGGTGTAGCAGCAGAGCAGGGTGCTGTAGGTTTTAATGCAATTGCTTACAGTGGAAATTCCAATTCCAATAGATCATTTACTGGATTAGGTTTTCAGCCTGACATAATTTGGATTAAAGGTAGGAATAACAGTGAACAACATTACTTTTATGATTCAACAAGAGGTTCAAGTAAATTTTTACATACTAATCTAACTTCAGCAGAAGGAACAGATTCAACTACAAGACTAAAATCATTTAATGCTGATGGATTTACTTTAGGAAATGATCCTGCTGTTAATGGTAATAACAACACCTATATAGCATGGTGTTGGAAAATAAATGGAGGTACAACTTCATCAAATACAGATGGAACAAATATAGACTCAACAGTTCAAGTAAATGCTGATTTAGGAATGAGTATAGTTCAATATTCAACTCCAAGTACTTTTAGTAGTTCAAATACAGTTGGACATGGGTTAGGTTCAGCACCTGATATGATTATTCTTAAAGCTACAAGCACAACAGAAGATTGGTATGTATATCATAGTGCAATGGGATTGAATGAGTTTATGAGGTTAAACCTGCCTAATGCACAAGCATCAGCTACTTATTTATTTAATACTGTTAATGATACAGTTTTTAATCCCAATTATACTTCTACTTCACCTATAACTAACATAGCATATTGTTTTAAAAGTATTGATAACTTTTCAAAGTTTGGGAGCTACACAGGAGATGGAACTACTGGGCAATCAATTGCAGTTGGATTTCAGCCTAACTATGTATTCATAAAATCTACATTTGGCACTTCTAATTGGACAGTATATGACACAGTAAGAGGTATTACTAATGGTGGATTTTTAAATCCTGACAACTCTGATTCTGAAACATCTGATAGTCTTTCACCAAACATTACCATAACTTCAACAGGGTTTTCAATCACATCAGGAGGGGTAACTCAAGGTCTTAACTCAGATACAAGATTATACATCTACTGGGCAACTAAAATAAATTAAAATGACTTTTGACTTTGAACCATCTATCTTAGGTTTTGTAACAATAATTCTAACAATTAATGAGATTAATTCATGGCTTCAAGGTTTACTTATTATAGTTACATTAGTTTATACATCAATCAAAATAATTCAACTTTTAAAAAAGAAATAAATGGTAAGAATTTTAAGATATTTAGCAACCAAATTAGAGCAGTTCAATAATAAAGTTGCAACTGTTTGGAATAAGTGGTTAGGAAAAATAAAAATGTAGTAGATGAAACTAAGCAAGAACTTAACACTAGCTGAAGCAGTAAGATCAGAAACTGCAAAGAGAGTAGGAATAGAAAACAAACCTACAAAAGAACACATAGAGAATTTAAAGGTAACAGCAGAGAAGCTATTTCAGCCTATTAGAGACCATTTTGATAAGCCAGTATATGTTTCTAGCATGTATAGATCAGAACAGCTTAATAGAGCTTTAAAATTTGCTAGTAAGACTAGTTTACATATGACTGGACAAGCAATAGATATAGATATGGATCATACATCTATTTCTAATAAACAAATCTTTGACTTTATTAAGGATGAATTAGAATTTGATTCATTGCTTTGGGAGCATGGTGAAGATTCTCCTAGTTGGGTACATGTATCTTATAGAGAAGGTAAGAATAGAAACCAAGTTTTAGAGGCATATAAAGATGATGTTACTGGACTAGTAAAGTATAAGCATTATGAGCAAAGAAAAGCAAAACAAAAAGAAGTTCAAGGAGACAAAACTAGGTCATTTTCTACTGGGAAAGTCAGGAGTGTTTCAGACAGTAGCAGAAAGCATACCAAATAGTGGGTTTTTAGGTGTATTAAAGCAGCTTATAGTTAAAGATGATACACTAGCTCAAAAGGATAAAGATATAGCCTTAGAGATGCTTAGGTTTGATATGGCTGAAATGGATGCTGTAACAAGAAGATGGGAATCTGACAACCTATCTGATAGTTGGCTTTCAAAAAATGTTAGACCATTAACATTAGTGTTTCTTACATTAGTATATGCATCAGGATTTTTCTTAGAATATAATTTAGATATTATAAATCAACTAATGCTTTTAATTTATGGAGCTTATTTTGGAGGCAGATCATTTGAAAAAATAAATAAACTGTAATGAAAGAAGAAACTAAGAAAGTAAAATGTCAATGTGGTAAATCTACAGATAAAGATGGATATTGTGATGGATCTCATCAGAAAAAGCAACAATTATTTGAGATGAATAATTTACCATTTCCTTTTCTCTAATATATATATATAATTAATATATACTTACTATTATAATATACTTACTATAATAAGTACTATATATATAATACACTAAATATAGAGTATAATAATATTTTTGTTAAAAACATTTGGTAGTTTGTAAATAAGTTTGTAATATTGTCATGTTATTAATTTAACAAACTAAATATTTAACTTAAATTTTTCAATATTCAATACAAATAATAAAACAAAGTCAGAAAGAATCCTAAGAAACTGGTACTCAATAGATACAAGTGGAAAGGTAAAACACTTAGCTAGAAAACTTGAAGAAGTAACACTAGAACTTCTACAAAAGGAAGTAGGTGGTAACATACAAGTCTTAAATTTAGACCTCAATAATTGTCTATACTTGAATGAAGATGGTATGAATCTCAATATGGAGAGAAATTATCCTGCTACAGTATTAATCAGATTAGCATTTCCTAATGCAGTACAATCATTTTTAGATGGTTATGCTTTGGGAACTATAGTTGTATGTTTTGAGGAGTATTCTCATGCTGATTACTGGTGTAGAGAAAAATCAGGATATAAAAACAATGTAGAAATACTACAAGATTTAATAAATAAAACTTGATGCTTATGAAACACAAATCCAACATGGAATAAAGAGATACTTAGGTGATAGCAGGTGTCTCTTTTTTTTTGTACCTTATTCAAATGGCAAGAAAAGTTAAAAGAAAAACATTAGTAAGAAAGTTAGATAGGATATTCAGTCTATATGTTAGGACTAGAGATTCTGATAAAACAGGTTATTGTCAATGCTGTACTTGTGGAAAGAAATTAAAGATAAAAGAAGTTCATTGTGGTCATTTTATGAGTAGGAGACATATGATAACTAGATGGGATGAAGAAAATGTAGCTGCTCAATGTGCAGGATGTAATACATTTAGATCAGGAGAACAATATAAGTTTGCATTATTTTTAAATGATAAATATAATACAGATAAGTCTAGTGAACTACTACAGAAATCAAGGGAAACAGCTAAATACTCTATTACAGATTTAGAAGAAATGATAGAACATTATAAAACTTTATTAGACAAACTATAATAGTTTATAATATTATTACTATATTAGCTGTAAGAAAAAACATTTAATTTATGAGCATATATAAAAATAAAAGAGAAGAAGATACTGCTAAAGACAGTAAAATCACAGTACTTAATATAGAAGTAAAGCACCTCAGAACTCAACTTAGAGAACAAATTGAGGAGAATGTTGATCTACACAGATTAACAAAAGCTCTTAATCATGAAATCATGATGCAAAGAATGGAGCTTACATCTTTAAAAAAAAAAGAGAATCAAATTAATAACTTAAATCATACCTTTGATGGTATTCAAGAATATGAAAACTAGTACAATTAAATCAATTGCAGCAAATGGAAGTTGGTCAAATGGGACTCAAACTTTTAATAAATACACAATAGAATTAGCTAATGGAGATATTCCAAACTTTTCAGCTATAGGTGAATTCAAAAGAAAAGTAGGAGATGTTATCTACTACACCTTAGATGAAGATAAAAATTATGCTAAATTACAACAGACACCTCAAGATGCACCAGTACAGAACACACCAGTACAAAAGGCATCAGTAGGAGGAGGAATGACACAACAAGAATCTATTTCTAGAAGTGTTGCATGGAATAATGTTAGTCAGTTTATATTTTCTCAGGAATTTCAGAAATATAATGATGATAAAACAGAGGACAATGGGAAGCAATTAATCTTTTCAGTTAGACAACAAAAGATGATTAATCAAGCTGCTAGTGCTGCTAATATTATATATAAAGAATTATTAACTAAACCTGAATAATTATGGCAAAACCTGATTTTGTTGCAGGTGTTTATGTAGAGGAATCTCCTAAAGACTTTGTAATAACAAAAATGAGATTAAGTGTGGAAAGATTTACACAATTTCTCCAAGATCCATATGTTAAAGATTTCTATAATAAAAATAATGGTTATCTTAACATGGATGTTTTAAAAAGTAAGAATGGTAAACTGTATATTCCATTCTCAGAATTTATACCTGAGAAAAAAGTTACAACAACTGATCACAATCCTGATAGAGAACTTGATGAAGTTCCTTTCTAAAATAAATAAACAATGATTCTAGACATGCAATCCCAACTTGAACTCATACATAAAATCAGAAATGGTGAAATCAAAGAGGGGTTAGGTCTAGGTATTAAATCATTTGATACATATTTTAGATTTAAGGAAGAATTTGGAGTATTTTTAGGACATAGTAATGTTGGTAAAACACATTATTGTTTCTATTTAATGTTTTTATATTCTTATAGGCATGGACTTAGATGGTTGTGCTATAGTAGTGAAAATGAAGTTTACAGTAATATTAAAAGAATCATAGAGTTTAAGTGTGGTCTGCCTATTAACAAGATTGATGAAGATGTATTGGAAAAGGAAAGTAAATGGGTGGACTCACATTTTAAGTTTATAGCAATTGATGATATACAAACTTATAAAACTCTACTAGAACTAGGATCTGATATTAAAAAGTCATGGGATTACAATGGTTTCCTAATTGATCCTTATAACTCACTAGCAAAAGACAGAGAATTATTTAGAAGTGTTGGAGGTCATGAATATGATTATACTGTATGCTCTGAATTTAGATTATTTTGTCATAAACATAAAGTAGCATTATGGTTAACTACACATGCTGTAACTGAGGCTTTGAGAAAAGTGCATTCTGCTCATCATGAATATGCAGGTTATCCTGTATGTCCTAAATTTTCAGATTGTGAAGGAGGGGGAAAGTTCTCAAATAGACCTAATTTTTTTGTTTCTATTCATAGAATGGTTCAGCATCCTTTGGATTGGATGATTACAGAATTACATGTATTAAAAATAAAAGACACATCAACTGGTGGTATGCCTACAACATTTCAATCACCAATAAAAATGAGATCTGTGATTAATAATGTAGGTTATAGTATTGAAGGAGAAAACATGAAGGATTTAATAGATGAATATACTAGAGAAAGCATTTCAAAAACATAGCACATGGATTAACATCTGTAAGAGCTTTGGTTTGAGCAGATACTATGCTGAAGATTTAGTAATGGAAATGTATATTAAACTAGATTATATTTGTAATGTTAAAGGAACTGATATAATTTACAGAAAAGAAGGACAAGATGATGATCTTAATTACTATTACATTTGGAAGATTCTTTATACAATGTTTCTCCAACTTAAAAAGAAACAAAGCAAAGTTAATTATATTGGAACAGAGATATTACAAAACATTGAAGGATCACAAGAAGTTGAGTTTAAAAAAATAGAGGATAAGTTTAACAAAGAGTTTAATAAATTACATTGGTATGATCAGAGAGTATTTGAAATTGTAGCAAGTGGAACTAAGATTAGTGAGCTGAGTAGAAAATCTACAATTACTTATATTAGTTTGTATAATACATATACAAAAGTTAAGAAGTTATTAAAGAATAAAATAGGATTATGAAACTGGGAGATTTAGTAGAATTAATTATCAGAAAAATAACCTTTGGTTATGGAAAGACAATAGCAAAAAAGATAGCTGCATTATTTGGTTATGAAGATTGTGGTTGTGATAAAAGGCAAGATGAAATGAATAAATATAAAATAACAAAAAATGGGATTGAGAAGTTATAGTGAACAAATAAAACAAAAGATGAT